ATGGCAACAAATCCACCGTCAGGAGACGGACATCGCAATGGTGCAGTAAGAAATCGTTCACAGGTTTATAATCCCAAAACTGAACAATGGGTAAAAAGGGATAAAGATACTGGGCGTTTTATGGATGTCAAACAAGATGGTACACCGTTTAAAGGTGTGCGAAAAGAAAAGTGAGTTAAAACGAGGGCAAGAGTATAACTTGCCCTCGTTTATGCTTACATCGGTTTTATCATTGATTCAATAAATGAGATTTCTTCGTCTGTAAGATTGTATTTGACATACAGTTGTTTGTCAATTTGAACAGATGAAAGCGACCAATCAATATCGCTTTCCTTCGAGAAGTCCTGCGTCGGGACAAAACGGAATGTTTTGGCCGTAGCATCTTGACTTGACTTCGCTTGACAGTGCATGAACCTCGCAAAGCGAGATTTGAGATATAGGCAAATATTTACGCACTCATCATACGAAACATTGGAATCTGCGAATATGCAAAGGTAAGATTCTGTACAAATTTCGTTAGGCTTTCCAACAAACGCATTAAGATTGTCATCATTAGCCTCTGTGCCAATGTTGTTTGCTCGAGGAATGATTACTTTGAATCTATCAATCCAGTTAGTGTGCAAAGGAACAAGATTACGTTCCACATACCCTTTTTTGAGACCTTTACCAATACAGACAACAGGAGTTGTCAGCCCATCAGATGTTTCATGAAAATTGGGATCGCTCACGAAATAACCACGCAAGCCAAATGGTCTCAATGGTGATACAAATGATTGGATGTATTCACTACTCTGTTCCGTTACTTTGGTGATGATTGAAATACTTCTACCATCTCGGATAAAAATATCAGAGGTATTCTGAGCAAGGCTTCTTTGAGAAGCATATACGCCAGTTTCTGTATGAGAAATTATGGTAGGTGCGGTTTTTATGTTATCATATTTTGCGTCCATTAGGAAATAGCATAATCCACCTTTGATCCCACATTACTGAAAAGGTCTGATGCTTTCGGATAATCGTGCAAGCTGCGAATAGTTTTGTCTGATAGCATATCTGCACGAAAGTCATCAAGCCCTCGTCCTCCTGCATACCAACGAGCAGGCATAATCATTGAAATAAAATTGGGTTGAACTTTTTTAGCTATAGAAACAAAATACTGATAAACTGGCACAGAACTTGCTTGTGCGTCTCCATCCATAACTTGATACGGTGGATTTCCCACTATCGCATTGAATTTCATATTCTTTATTCCTGTTCTTTCTGAAACGAATTTATCAACCTGCTTGATAAAGTGTTCAGGTTTGTTTTTAATTTGATTGATTAAATCCTCAAAGTATCTGGTGTTTACCTTAGCCTTGCGGAAGCCTATCAAGGTTCGTTTGGTGATGCTCTTTGCCATGGGAGTTTTGCAGATGACAAAGATGTTTTCTGCGACAACCTTGTCCCAGATTTGTTGTTCGTCTTCGATACTTGACACCGAAAATAAAGAGTTCTTTACTCGTGTACGGTAAATGCTGTATGCCATATAGAGGGGATATAATCCCGATTTTGAGTTGATTTCAAGAATACGAGAATCCTCGGCAAATACATTGGCGGTCACTTCACCCTTGTCAATGAAACGAGGTTCGGACAGTGTGGTTTCATACCCTTGTTCAAAGAAGTTATATCCACCCAAACAGTCGCCAAGGTGCATATTCACCACACGCCAAGGAGTAAGCACCGTTTCCTTATCCGGATTACGGAATGTACTGAAAATATCCGTTATGCGCTCGATGCGTTCCTCCACGCTGAGTTTGTCGGCAGCACGAGCCATAGCCCGGATACGCTTTCCGGCTGCACAGAATATCTCCGGGTCATAGTATTTCTTGATGTTGTTGAATTTCTGTTTGGTAACACCCTTAGGCATAAATTCTTCCCACGATTGAGGGTCGATGAGCGAAGCGAAGTTGTCAATGGTGATTTCTTGAGACTCGTCTTTCAACTCTGCTCCATAAATCAGCAAAGGCATACGGATGGATATACCCCGAAGAATGGAAATAGCGGCTTCCCGATTGTTCTTTTTCTTCTTCAGTTCTTCCAGTCGTTGTTTCTCCTCCTCTGTCAAAGGCTGTTTGTCCTTACCTTTCTTCTTGGATTTCTTTTCAAGACTTTCAAGTTCCTCGTATTGCTCATCAGTCAGCCCCTGATTGTTGATGTCCACTTGATTCGTCTTGGGCATGGCTTTTGTCTGACCGATAATCTTTTTGAGGTCATCGAACTCTTGCAACTCCAAATCATTGAGTTTCATTAACTCATCATTATACAGACTTCTGTCCTCAAAGCCATTGCGCACGACACGTTCCACATAGACCTTTTTGAGTTGTTCCAACATCCTTGGCACATCAAACTGATTCATCTTGGAACCCTCGATGGATATTATCGGGCAGAAATTCAGGAACTCGCCCATAATCTTACGGTCGTTGCCACTGGTCTTTCCTGTCTTGGATGAAATCTTGGCTGTTTCTGCTATCACTTTCAATGTTCTGTCCGGTGCGAAGTCAAAGACATAGCATTGCTCTTTAACCTTTCCGTTGATAGCGGCAGGAGTCTGCACACGGAAGATAGTCTGCATATAACTGGAGGCAGCCGTGTTATACGAGCCTGACAGCATAAACACAGCTGTCCAAGCCTTCACACTGACACCCGTTGTCAGTCTGCCACAAGACAAGGTAATGGTACGTGTGGCATCAGGGTCTTTGCCAATGGCTTCTTCTACCGCCACAAGTGCATCCTTGCTTTCTTCATCCTCATCTCCATTGCCTGCAACATTCACAACCTTGAAATGTTGGAATACCGAATGTGTCTGCAACATGGCACTCATCGCCCGTGCCTCCTTCACTCCAGGCAGCATCCACAGGGTATGACGGAATATATTGCGGTATTCCTCATTGGCAAACGGATAGCAACTCTCCCGGTCCTCTTTGGTTATAAGATTCAAGAAAGCACTTACATCCTTGTCATGAACGAAAGTTCCATTGTCATTTACACGGAAGAACTCACGGAAGTTGAATGCCACATCTTCGTCCACGAACTCATTGAGTAATCGTCCGAGGTCATAGGTGTAAATGTTCATGGTTGGCAGTGATGCGTATGGATTCGGGTCGCCAAAGTGCAGCTCATCCCAAGACGCTTTGGCACGCTGTTCCATTACATAGTCCCAAGTATATATCTCATCCTCCTTGAAATCGTCCAACAAATTGAATGGAGTGCCGGAAAGACGCAGAATCTTGGTCTTGTCCTTCGTAAGTTCCTGCATTACAGCCTTACCCAAATCTGTCTGTGTGCCTTCGTGCGCCTCGTCCACGATGATACAGTCCCATGCGGTGGCGAACACTTCATTGTTCTTATCAAAGTTGCCGCCTACAAGTTCAGAACCACGCAAGTCTTGCATGGAAGCAAAGTAAACATATTTGCATTGTCCTTGTTTTGCTCTTGTTTCCAGCGAAGTATGACTATCACCGTTATTCTTTGAGCCGTATGCAAAATCCCGCCTATCATAGAATATCTTGCCAAAGTCCTCAAACCAACCGCTATCAACTACCGGACGGTGGGTGAGAATCAAGGTTCGGCTGAAATCCATATCTTTTACCTCCTGTAATGCGGACAGCGTCTTACCAAATCGCATCTTGGCGTTCCACAGCATCTGGTTTCCTTTCTTGAACTGCTTTTTAGTCTTTTCAATAGCTTCACGCTGTTCCGGTCGGAATACAATAGGACTTTTGTCGTGTGAAACCTCAGCAGAAGATAATGATTCACGCCCCTCTTTTACGGCGATTATTGCCCGTTTAACTGTTTCAAGATCGGTAATAAACCACTCGTTGGCTTTGTTCTCGGTATCAAATATCTTTTTCTTGATACCTGAACGCTCCAGCACGCTATGCACTTCCTTGTCATTGAAAGAACACAAACCATACTTGCTGTTGTATATCGTAAGTTCCGTATATAAGAGGTCGTATGCTATACCTGCCGTTTGCGTATATTGATTGATACGTTTCTTGGCAGACTCGTTGAGAGCCTTGCTGTTGGGAGCAAGACCGAAAACATTGTCATTGTCACAAGTGGCTTCGCCCACTTTCAGACATCCCTTGTGCGCAGCATCGTTGATACGGAACACATATATCAGTTTTAACTTTAGTGAAGATGTGAATTTCATACCGCACTATTTTATTAGGTCTATAAATCGGATTCGTTTTCCCTTTTTGCCTGTTGCCTTGTCGGTAGCATGCCAATCCTTGATTTGGCAATAGACCCCATTGTGCCTGCGGATGTCATCTTTCAGACATCCTTCACATTGGGTGACCACTTCGGTAGTCCCGAACAAGTCGGCTACAACTTCCCTACGTTCTCCGCAACTATTTGGAATGACACCTCTTAATCCGTCCATCTGCCATACGTTCCACGAAATGATGTAAGCGATGTAGTTGATAGATTTCAGTAAAGGGCATTTGCCAAATTTCTGTTGAAAATACTCCACAAAAGAGACAAGCATAGATTCTCGGGCAATGAGTAGATTGTCTCCCTGCCACTCGTAACCGTAGGTACTTTTATAGGCTTCTTGTGCCCACTCAAGCCATTCGCCCGAAGTGGATGTGTTCTCGCTTACCACCCTTAGTTTGCGGTCAAGCAAACCGATACGCTGTTCCAAAGGGATAGTCTCTCCTGTCGTGGTATCATAGCGGCTAATCAGATATGGGGCTTCTCCGCAAGTGATTTCCAGTCGGATATCACGCACATAATCCTTCCAACTTTTGCCCTCCGGGAATATGATACAGCCTTCCGTTGTTTTCCATTTATGATGTCCCTGTTCGTCTGCATATTCGGTATTGAAAACATCCTTTCGTCCGAACCATGCTTCATCAATCAGGTTGTTCTGTGCATTGCATATCCATGATGGAGTGAAGACCTCAGCCATATCACGGGAACGGGTTGATTGGGTATCACGGCTTTTGAGGACACGAGGCATGATGATATGTCCGTTATCTCCTGTTATAAGGTGTGGGAGGATAGGGGAATTGTATTGGTATTCTTTGCCAAGATGTTCATAATCTGAAGTAGCCCAGAAGATATTGCGTTGCATTTCGTCCCTGCTCGTGGTGTGGTCTTTGAGCAAGGTGTTCAGCAATTCTGGTGAAAACTGGAATATGCTATCTTCCAATATATCAACTTCGACAGGCATTTTATATCAAGTTTACGCCCGTCTCTTCTTATGGAAATAAGGGAAAAAGGTTCTTCTCTTGGTAAGCGTTGGACGGATTCGCTAAACATTCATGGTTTCACAGCAAATCCAGTATTCTTTTATTGGCTTTATCTACTACTGTAGTATCCAGCGATGCAAGATAAATCTGTGTAGTGTTCTCAGAATCATGTCCCATTCCCTCGCTTATGACAGAAATGGGCACATTACGGCTCTTGGCGATACTTGCCCACGAGTGCCGACCGACATACATAGTTAATGGTATTGGCAAATCCAACTGCTTTCCAATTTTCTTCAACAGATGGTTCACACGGTGAAGTTCGTTGGCGTATTGCTTCCGATAATCTTCGTCCCGTTTTGTAATGATGGGCAAGAGGTATTCCGTTTCGTTTACTGGATATTTGTCAAGAATCTCTTGCATACACTTTTCCCATCTGATGAACAACTGCTGTCCTGTCTTACGTCTGCGATAGGAAAGAGTACCATTCTGCAAGTCCTTCTTTCTCAGATAAGCCATGTCGATGAACGACATTCCCCTTGTGTAGAAACAGAACAGGAACATATCACGGGCATAATCAAGATTGGGCTTCAATGACAAGTCCAGTCCTTTGATACGTCTGATGTCATTGAGCGACAAGGCTCGCTTCATTGTTTTCTCCACTCCCGTGTAAACGGACTTGAACGGATGTCGTTGCTCGGTCAGTCCATCTTCCACCGCACGGTTATAGACGGCTTTTAGAATACGCATATAGAAGGATATAGTATTGGGCGTATTTCCCCTTCCTTTCAAATAAGCCTCGTACTCTGCCAACAAATCCGCATTAAGCTGGTCAAACAAGACATCCTTGCCATTTATAAAACCGTTAAAACTTCTGAGTGCAGCTGTATAAGTCTCTGAGGTGCGTATTTTGCCCAAGCGTTTCAGTCTCGCTATCTGTTGGCTGATGTAAGCGTTGAATGACAATTCTTGCCTGTTTTCATGAAAGCGCATGACTACATCATCCGTTACGAATGTGCCGGATTGAAATAACTTGTGTATGATTTTGTTCAGCCTGTCCTTGTCCCACTTGATGCGTGAACCGATTGAAAGCAGGTAGTTGTTCCTCTCTTGTCCTGTCAATAGATGATGCAAGACAACCGTTTCGGAATGGCTGTCCCATTCCGAAACAAAAAGTTTATACTCGGTGTTTATCTGTCTGACCACACGGTTGTGAATGACCTGATAGTAGAGTGTGCCCTCCTTACCGTTTACGGTAGATGGACGGAACTTGACCTTTACTGATGCCATATCAGTCGGATTTTGATTGCTCCCACTTAGCGTACATCTCCCTTGAAAGTTCCACAATCTCCCTGCTCAACTTCACAAGATCAATGGTACAACTCTCCAGTTTGTAAAGCAACGCCATCGCCTTCTTCTCCGAAAAATGGCAGCGTAGCTCTTTGACTACCTGATTGTAGTTCGTACCAATGGCACGGAACTGGGCGTGAAAGTCCGACAGTTTAGTCGTGTAGTCCACCATCGTCTTGTCCACCTTCAGTACCTTGAACTTCTGCCCGAAGAAGTGTGCCTTGAGAAAGACGGCTTTAGCGTACACCTCTGATTCCTCGTACATCGTGAGAAACTTGTTCCATTCCTCATCATCGAAGCGCACCATCACGCAGTGTGTCTTCGGGTTCAACTTGGGATTTCTCCCGTACTTGCTCTTCTTTTTCATTCTTCTTATTCTTTTAGTTTAATGATTCATTCATAGTCTAATCTCCGATTAAAGAACCCCGAAATTATCCGACTGCGGAGGATAATTCAGCCCACGGCGGTGCAAGGATTTTCAGTCCCATAATTATATTTTTGAATAATTATGTGTTGTTTGAATTTTTATATGAAAATCAATGTTTTAAGCTTCCAAATGTGGCGATTTTATTTTGTTTATTTTTATCTATTTTTGTTTGTTTTTGTATTTTTGTGTCGAAATTGTGTGTTGAAATAATAATTATCCTATCAAATGAACTATTCAAAAGACGGAATAACAGTTGCGCCCATAATAGATACGAGTCATCCGAAAAAGAACGGAAAGTGCCCCGTAAAAATTCGTGTAACCTATCGCCGGGATCGTCGCTATTATCCGACGGGCAAAGACCTTACCTTGGATGAGTGGGAAGGTCTGACTACAACGAAGGTTCGCGCCCTTGTGGCCGTTCGTAAAGATATAGAAAGCAGTTACCAAATTGTTCGTGGGGTTGTTGAGGAATTGGCACGCGACGGTATTTTTTCATTCGATAGCCTCAACAAGCGATTGAAACGTTCGGGGGTTGATACTCTTAACCGTGCATTTGCGGCTAAAATAGCGGAATTAAAAGAGCAGGATCGTATCGGGTCAATGCTGGTTTATAATGTTGTTATACAGGGATTGGAGCGGTTTGCCGGGGATCGTATTGCTCTTGAATCTATAACGGTGGATTGGGTAAGACGTTATGAGCGCTTTCTACTCGGAGAAGGTAAGAGCCGTACAACGATCGGAATACACATGCGCCATTTACGAGCCATATTGAACGATGCTTGTCGATGCGATGCGATTAAACCCGCGCAATACCCGTTCGGCCGAGGGAAATATGAAATACAGGCCGGTGAGGGCCGTAAATTGGCTTTAACGCTGGAGCAGATCGGGCAGATCGCCCGCTATGAGGATGGGAACGAAGCAACGGCCAAATACCGGGATTATTGGCTGTTCCTCTACTTGTGTAACGGGATCAACGTCGCCGATTTCGTGAAATTGCGGTATCGTGATATTGTGGACGGTGAAATCTGTTTCGTGCGTCAAAAGACCGAGCGCACGACTAAGACCCGTAAGGAAATCCGGGTCGCGGTAGTTCCCCAGATGCAAGCTATTATCGACCGCTGGGGTAATACTCCAGCACCGAATAACTTTATTTTCCCAATTCTCGACGGGTCGGAGGATGCGGTGCAGAGCCACGCTAAAACAATAGCCGCTACCGGGTTAATCAATAAACGGATGCGGATGATCGGGGAGCAGCTCGAAATTGGGAACATATCGACCTATACGGCGCGTCATTCGTTCGCTACGGTGTTGAAGCGTGCCGGGGCGAATATCGCCTACATATCGGAAAGCCTCGGCCACCAAGATCTGAAGACGACGGAAAACTACCTTGCCAGCTTCGAGCGAGAGGAACGAGAGAAAAATGCTGCATTACTGACGAATTTTTAATACGATTATTTGCATAATGCGCCGCAGTGCAGTACCTTTGTCATATCGTGTTATTTTAGTTGGAATGATCGGCGGGGCACATCTTATTTCCGTCGGTCATTCCGTTTTTACTGCATTTCTCCTCTTGGATGTGGTGAATAGCAACAACCTCACGCCTAACCGACGCACTATTTCGCCGGACAAAGGGTGTTTCATTTTGGAACAGTGCTTACAGTGACGGAGAGAATGTCCGCCAAATGGACGATGAAACCTGGTGTTAATAGATTTTGCCTTTCCTGTTTCACCTTGCGAACGATGCTATTCTTGCTTTTGTAGTTTATAGGCGTGCACGATGCCTCATACTTTGCCTCAACTCCTTATGCAACACCTTGCAACTTATTCCCTACGTACTGCGCTTTTGCCAAGAGTTATACGGCATCGCGATTGATGAACAGCGAATCATTGAAGTGTTTTTTGTTTTCCCCTATGAAATACGGCAAATTCTTCGCCTTTTCGATTCTTTCGGTGTTGTCCTCGACCCATCGTTTGAAGTTGTCGGGCACATCCTTGACCTCATTCAGCGGTTCCTCCCAAAAATCCCTATCCGTGCCCTCGTTGGCTATAATTGGCACTGCATAGCACTTGCAGTTCGGGTGCCACCCGATGAATTTGAAAGATTTCGGATATTTTCCCTCCATTGCGTCACATATTTCCAGCGGCGCACGCCCTTTTTTGAAGCGCGGATACCAGAACTTTGCCAGCCACTGTACGTGCGATTTTGATGTTTTTACCTCATATCCGACAATAAAATCAAGTTGTTGCCAGCGGATACTGTCGGCTTCACGATAAGCGCTGTTTATTTCGGTGCGAGCCATACGCATAGCATTCTGATAAGATGACCGGTAAACGCCTTGCCCAGGGTGATAAGCCTGCGCCACTTTCGACAGGGTAAGATTGCCGAACGCATTTCGGACACGTCGAAATAGTTTGTCCGGCTCATTCAGATAGACGCGTACATCACGGCTTATATCGGCAGCGCTTCGGCCTTCGCTGATACCTATAGATAAGGATAATTCTATGTGCCGTTCGAACTGCTTGGCGATACTCCAAACTCTTTCGGATAAATTATGCCCGTAAGTTGTTCTACGTTGAAATGCCTCAAGTGCACCGAGATTGTGAAGCATCCATCCTTTTTTCGGATTGTCGAATAGTTGTTTTACCCATGAATCGTTCTTGTCGTTGGCAAAAAACCATTCCGAAGTGATCCCCGCTGTAATTATAGTGGACAACTTATTTCGGAATGAAGATAACGAGGCATCGGCTTGTTTACTACGGCTTTTGTTTGATGAGAAGGCGAACAATCGCCCCGTATTGGGTTGATATTTATATCCCATTCCCAGTCGAATCAATTCATCCGAGGCCACATCATACAAAGCCTCTATCTGTCGTAGATATTCTTCGACATGCGTTTTATGCTGTTGCTCCCATTGGGCGGCTTTCAAATTCAATCCGGGCATCGTTTCGAATTAGAATGTTGGCTCTATAATATTGTTCATAGATGCCTCTGCCTTCGCTTGCTTTATTCGCTCGATTTCAGCGGTAACATCATCGGCCGTTCCCATTAGTTCAACGCCCTTTTCCAGCGACATAACGCCATCCTGCACAGCACGGCCTATAGCCGCCCAACGTGCGGTGACATCTTCATTGAACGGTTCGGCAAATTCGTGTTCTATTTTGAGCGCAGCCAAATCAGGACGCAAATGAATATGGGTTACATTCATCATAATAGCGAGAATAAGATTTTTCTCCCTATCTACGGCTATGTCGTATATCTCTTTATTATTTTCGCGCTTGATATATCCCAGTACCATCGCGCGTTTGATCGCTTCGCCCGACAAAGTTCCCAGCCCAGCCATTTTCTCGGGTGTAAACTCGGGCGTGAAAGTGTCGAACAAGATGGACTGCGCGAGGTCTTCCTTTTCCCGTTGCTGCGTCTCGGAAGAGGTCGGTGGATTGATGTACTCGAATTTTGAATCCGCTCCGGTCATCCGAATCATTTTCCCGGGCTTGTCGGCTCGACCTTTCAAAAAATCTACGACATCGCCCGTTGCTGCGGCGATAGGGTCTGCGAAATAGTTATTTGTGTCGGATATTTTGCTGTCTATATCCTCCTCGCGGTCTATGCGGGGGTTGAGGCCTCCCCACGCTTTATCCTGTCGGTAGTAGATAACATTGATTTTTCCGGTTGGATTGGGAGTTGCAATAACCTCCCAATTAAGAGATCCTCGTTTGCATCGGTAGATCGTATCAGGTGTTTGAATATCGAAATGCTCGATAGTTGATGTCCCCTCTTTAAGGTAGTACCCATACCCGAATGCAATGAGGTTCTCGTATAGGTCGAATAATGGACGTAGGGTGTATCCTTTCGACTTGCAAATTACCACAACTTTTACCTGCGGTTGGAAATTCTCGTCCCGATAGATGTGGTAGAGCTTGGCACATTCAGTTTCTGCTCCCGCAATGCGTTTTGCTTTACGCATGGAAACGTTGAATCGTGTATCTTGCAAAAATTGATTATATGCTTCGAAAGCCTCGTCCGAACCTTCGTTGTTCACCTTCTTCCATCGTATCGGATTCCCGAGCAGAAAGAATAGTTCCACCTCATTGATGTACTTCTGTCGTGCACGAGGCAACTTCTCGGTACGATAAGGCTCCTGGCCTTTCCGCATCTTATCGGCCTTTCGCATAATACGGTGGAGTTCGGGGTTATATTCCTGAATCGCCTGCAAAACCTCCGTATCGCGATTCTGCATAAGTGTTTGAGCCTGTGTAATGTCTTTGTCCTTGATAAGCGTAAGCAGATCACGTTCTGCACCGGTTGCATTCAGATATTTATTGCGTATCGCATTGAGTAGGTTGTCTATAAATCCCATATCCGTACTTTTTACCAAATTCCTAAATCCTCTTTGTCTAAATCTTCTTCATTGTTGAAATACCCCCGCTTTTCGATTACTCCGGTCAGGGCATCTTCGGCGTCGTCATGGCTGTTGAACTCCTGCTGCTTACGGTATGATTTGACATGCGAGGCGAACTCCGGCCATTTGTGCTCCCATCCGGTCGGAAAATAAATAAGGTTTTGCACTTCATTCGATCGCGTGAAAATACGCACCCTTTTGTTGGCGGTCTGCGTAAATGGGTTGAACGATGTAAAGTTGTTACCGATTATTCGGCACTGCGCCTCAACATTGCGCCCGAAAGACCTGCCGCCATTGTTGCTCTCGACGTAGCAGATCTCCGTCTTGTTTCGGGACAGCATCTCGGCTGTTGCCGGCTCGGTATATTCCATCGGTTTCTGTGTATATAAAATGTCCGTCACGAAATTGCCGATGGGAGTTTCCGTATAGCAAATAGAACACAGATAGTCACTGCCGGTATCAGCGGTATCCGTGTAGTTCTTTCGCTTCATAGATGCTGCATATGGAATTATGTCGTATGTCTTAAACTCTCCATACATCAAACCTTCCAGCGGCTTCGGGTTCTGCATATATTGCGTTTCAAAGACAAATGAGTTCGATCTCTCGATTTTGTGCAGTTCCTCCAGCGTATGCTTAAATTCCCAGAGAGGCTGTTCCTGTCCGTTTTCGTCATGCCAGATGCAGGGCAACGAAAGTACCGTCCATTCCTCCGGCTCGATCTCCTGAAGATAGCCGCATAGATCGTGCTCATGGAGCCGTTGCATAATGATTATGATAGGCGTATTGCGCGAGTTCACGCGGTTGCGGATAGTCGATTCAAAGCGATTGTTCACCCGCTCGCGGATCGTTTCGGATAGTGCATCTTCCGGTTTGATCGGGTCGTCGATAACGATAGCCCCAGCAAAATCGCTTTCCCATGCAGGTATGAAATCGCCTATTTCGCGCCGTTCCCCATCGGGATCATCTACTTGACCTGCTCCGAATCCTGTAACTTGCCCCGCCGCACTCACGGCATACAGTCCGCCTCCGACGGATGTATACCACTTTTTAGCATTCTTGCTTTCGACGACTACTTCAGGGAAAAGCCGCTGGTAGTAGTCTGATTGTACCGTTTCATTGATCTCTTTCGAGTTGTCGAGAACAAGATCATCGGAGTATGATAGGTGTATGAACTTACTGCGGGGGTTTAACGCCAGCCCGTAGGCGATGAAGTTCTTAGAGACAAGTTCGGTCTTGCCATATCGTGGCGCAATATTGATAATAAGACGCTTTATTTCGCCACGGACGACTTTGTCAAGAGCTTCGCATATTTTGCGATGATGATCGCCGACAATAAACCGCATCCCCGTCTTATGCTTGAACATGTAACGGGTGAAATTCAGCATACCGGAAAGACAGAAGGTACGCTCTATGTCTATGTCGCGAATCGGAGTAGTGCGTTAATACTCTTCGTTAAGTTTTAACCCATATTGTCTTGCCTCTTCGGGAGAGAGAGTGCGAGGTGGAATAAGTTCGGCACCATCTGCTCCTGTAACCTCTTGACGTTCTACATATCCCCGTTTTTTTCCGCGTGTTTTGAGAGTGAAAATGATCGCTGTTTCGGAGGGACGTTCGATCCAACCGGCAAATCTCTTTTCGCCATTCTCGTCCTTTTCGATGGCCGGAACGCCGGCAACCAATTTACGCAGGTTGCTTTCGGCCAAATCAACGAACCGTTCACGGGAATCTTCGAGGGCTTGGGCGAATTGCTCATCATCATTGCACCATGTGTAAATTGTGCTACGCTCTACACCTAAATTAGCAGCTATGTCTGACAAAATACCGCCGCAAGCATTTGCAACCTTGCGAAAGGTATCTAATTTCGGTTTTTTGGAGGGCATTGCCATTTTTTATACTGTCGTTTTTGTCGTTATTCGACCCGTTCAACCATATCCGAGAACATTTCGCCGGGGATTATTTTGTCGTCTGGCCTGAACCCGAACCGAAGCATGAATGATGATTTCGCCCTATAAGACTTAAAGTTGAGCATTACATAGGATTCGATGTCTTCCGCTTTTTGCTCTGCCTGTTGACGAATCTGTTCTTTCATCTCCTTTACCGCGGCCTTGCGTTCCTCAAACGGTCGTTGTATCTCTTCGAAATCACCTAACGTATCAGACAGTTCTGAACTTATTTCGTCCTGCATGACGGATATACCGTATATGTTCATGTCTGCTTCAGAAAGGCCAGCGGCTTTATAGTCTATTTCCGGTACAAGTACTTTTATTTTCTCCATGTCGAATTCTCCCATTGCGGAGGGCGAGTTCATGAAGATATTTTGTTCGCGCTCTGTCTTGTCGTCTAACTCTACAGCTTCTACCTTGATCTCATAATCCGTTTCAGGTGTCCCGTCGTAATTGTTGATGATGTCAAGCGTCTGTACGCGCTTGTGCCCTGAAACCAGATAAGATGACAACTGATTCCATACGATACCGCCCAGATAGCCGACAGTTTTAAAGTTCTTTTTGAGCTTCTTGATGACTTCAGGGTCTTCTTTGCGTGGATTGTATGGAGCAAAGTTGATTTGTGATCGCTTGATTACGACCGTTTCACTTTGCTTGTATTTGGGCTGCTGCTCTTTTCTCTTCGTCATATCGCAGTAATATATTTCGGGATAAGGGGAATACTTTGTAAATCTTTTCGAGGTCTTGCGGATAATGCCGGCGGAGGTAATCGAATACCTCCGGCAAAAACGTCAGACCTTGCGATTTGTTCTTGTTGTAGGATATGGGTTCAGGCAGTTTCTTTGCCTTGATGTAGGCCATGACGTCCGATTTCTTCCACTTGGATAGAGGATATACCTTGTTCGTATTGCTTATAGCTTCGTTCTCGTATCCGCGCAACATAAGACAGCGATTCATTCCGTCCGACTGCTTCATTCCATAGAAAGAGTAAGATATTCCCGTCTTCATCCGGACGGATTCATCAACGTCTTTCAACGATAACAGCTTTACATTGGGGTTAGGAATGCAGTATAGCCCACAACGCAAAACACGCGTCAACGTCCAATGGGGGACTTGCAGTATGGTAACATTGGCATAACGAGCTTTGACTGCTCGCAAATAGTTGTCAATGTGGTCGAGGCCCTTGACGAAATACATGAACACGCAAACGATCTCTTTGAAGTGCGGAGCCATTAGGTCGAGCAATACCTCGCTGTCTTTGCCACATGAATAAAAAAGGATCGCCCTGTCCGTTTTTTGACGGACAGAGGCAATCACTTCGTTTGCATGGTCTATCGGGGTCATGATTAACCTGTTGCCATGCCAAAGGCGGCGCGAATGTCGCGTGCACGACCGGCACGATTCGTCGCACGACCGCCTACTGCACGATAACGAACACGGCTAGCGCCTGTCGTCCGATTGATTCGATTTCTTACTGAATTTCGAGTGCAGCTTGAATTTTAGAAGTTTGACAATATGATTTAACCTACGGAAAGGCCTCGGGCGGCAGATTGCCTAGCTCTTGTATATGCACTGGTCGCCCTTGCATACCTATTCGCAATAACACCATTTCGGCCACCCATATTTGCGAGGCTACTTAATCCTACAGCAGGATTAGGCGTGCGGCGTCGCAATTCACTCGTTATACGGCTGTATTGCGCGTCAAGCTGAGTTGCTGTTTTTTGTCTTCGTCTTCGAGTGCAGCAATGATTTTAAGGGTTTAACAATTCATTTTCTCGATTACCTTGCCGAGGTGGTAGTCGATCTCGGTCATGGTATATTCGTTACCGTTGTGCTCGTACACAATCGGCTCTTTCGTCTCTTCGTCGCAAACATCTACCAGCTCGACGCCTTTGACTTCGACCAGCGCGCCGGGGCGATTCTTTTCGTAACCTACCCAGAACTGTATGGCATCGTAGTGGTTGATAACCGTATCAACGCCCTTCTCGCTGTCCCACGCCGATTCGGGCACGTCACTGTCTTTCTTGTAGACTTTGCCTGTGTTGTTGTCTCGGTATGAAATGTATTTCGTGTTGGTCGGGCGTACTTCGCGGGTCTCGACCGTTTTTTCACCCGACAAAATGGCGTCGAACCATTTTTGTTTGATGATAAGCGTTAAAATTTTCATAGCCGTAAATTTCATTAGTAGCGGGGGCAAGAATCGAACTTGCGCCTGCGGGACACTAACCCGCCGTGGTAACCTCTGCACTACCCCGCATATATCTGTTCGATGCAAAAGTGGACACGTTCGGCACATTATGCAAATCTTACTATTGAATTATTTATTAAAAATACGATTTTTTATTGAGAGCTGCAATTTTTAAGGTCTTTTCTTCACACACCCTTTGCAGCGGATAATCTCAAGCACTACTGCGTCATATTTGACGATCAATAGGCCGTCGCGATTGTTGTCTGCACCTTTGTAGGCTTTACACCCACACTTCAGCCGCGTGCGGTGACATGTCGCGTCCGTCAATTCGAATGCCTTTTTGAGTAATGTCAAATCGCTGCGTTTTTCTACGTACATCGTTGGTTTCATATATTATATAACTTTTACAAAGTTGAACATTCTGAATGACCGCCAGCCCTCGGCAACCGTATCGTAATAGGTTACGAGGTGTTTGTTAGGCTTACGGTCGTCACCTTTTGTTTCGGGGCATAAGTCGTCCTTAAGCGTACCGAATGCCTGTCGCAATTCACCCGTACTCGATTTGAGGTAGAAGAACTGCACGATGCCCGCGCGCATCTTTATCTTCAATTTGAACACCTGCCATGCCTTATGCAGACACTCAGCAAAGGTTACACCCGTCGCGCGGCACATCTGCCACGCCGTGCGCATGATGATGGAAAGGTCGGTTCGTTTCATTGTTATATAGGTTAAAAGTTGGTTTTTAGTTTGAGTAGTCGCAAGCACTCTTTCAACTCGCTGTCTGTGTATTTCTTGGCGATCTCTCGTGATATGCCGTTTGTGTTCATTGCGATTTTGATCGCAGCCTCTCTGTTCACCTTGAAGGATTTTCTTGTCTTCATAGCTTTTCAATTTTTTCAAATGTAACATAATACAGCCTATTGCCAACGAGTACCATTGCGATATTCAGTTTATCGAACTGTCCTCGATATTCACCAGTATTGCGTCCGAATCTCACCGGGTCGCCAATTTTTATGTCTTTCATATCTTTCATTTTTACCACCGGCGGCAGGTGCCGCCACGCTTCGGGCCTGAGGTCTGTTTATAGCCGCCCGAACGGCTTTTTAATCGAGTTTGTAAAGCAGCAACTGGCAATCTTCAACGTGTAGAACTCTCGTCGGTTCGACTTTGTCGATGTATCCGAAGAAGTCGTTTTTATCTGCATAGACGTACGCCCACTGGCCTTTCAGTTCGATTTCTTCTCTTGTGCCGAAATAGGCTACGGTGTCATCTACCTCTTCAACAAGGCCCCATGCCTCATTGCCAATACCTTCTCTGTTGATCGCGTCGATCACTTTAAATGCAAATGCGTTCATAGTTCTATTGTTTTTATTTGTTAGTTCAACATTTTCTTCAACCAGTCAGCAGCTTCTTTGTCTTCTTCGCCGTCCTCGTCATAAACTGCTTCAACGGCTACCGTTTCGTCCTCGATCGACCAGCTCGGCGCCGTCCAGTAGTCACCCTTGTCCTCGACGATCTCGGCGTCGTATGCGATAACGGCCGTAATACCGTTACTCTCGATCTCGAAGGTCTCGGCTTCGCCGTTGAGCTTCGTAATGTACGCTGCCGCCTGCTTGGCGAGGTTTTGCATCGTGGTATAGGTTGCCGTTGTCATAGTTATTATAGCTATTGGTTTTATTTTCTGATGCAAATATAAAGCTATAAATTTAATTATGCAAATAAAAATTAAAGTTTTTGCTATTATTTTTGTAGAAAAATAAAGTTATAGCTACATTTGTACCAACACCAAACATTTAAAGCTATGGATATAAAGAGATCAATAAAAGCTAACGGCTTAACTGTTAAAGAAGTGGCCGAAAGAATGGGAATTACACCCGTAGGACTTAGCCAACATATTAATGGGAATCCGAGTGTAGAAGTGCTTGAACGTATCGCCGCTGCTATTGGCTGTAACGTGGGGGATTTTTTCGCCCCTCAGCCGACGAACACGATAATGTGTCCGAAATGCGGTACGGTGTTAGAGGTCAAAGAAAGGAAATAATCATGGAGCAAGAGTTGATCCTATACAATTCGGTGGATGGGAAAAGTCGCGTATCCTTATTAGCACGCGACGGTTCCGTTTGGCTCAATCAAGCACAGATCGCAGAACTTTTTGCCACCTCTGTTCCCAATATCAGCCAACATATAAATAACATATTAAAAGATGGTGAGTTACCAGATGAATCAACTATTAAGGAATACTTAACAGTTGCCCCAAACGGCAAATCGTATCAAATAAAATTTTATTCACTGGAAATGATTTTGGCAATAGGTTTCCGCGTCCGATCCATCCGTGGCGTGCAATTCCGCCAGTGGGCAAACCGCAATCTCGCCGAATATCTCCGTAAAGGCTTCGTTATCGACGATGAGCGCCTGAAAAACCCAGACGGCCGCCCCGACTATTTCGACGAGTTATTGGATCGCATTCGGGATATACGTGCCTCGGAAAAGCGATTTTATCAGAAGGTGCGCGATCTGTTTGCATTGAGCAGCGATTACGACACGACGGACAAGGCTACGCAAATGTTTTATGCCGAAACGCAAAATAAGCTCCTCTATGCCGTAACAGGACATACATCCGCGGAGATCGTGATGCAACGAGCCGATGCAAATGCTCCCAATATGGGGCTTACCTCCTGGAAAGGTGCCGTAGTACGCAAGCAGGACGTTATTATTGCTAAAAACTACTTGACACACGACGAACTCGATTCTTTGAACCGGTTGGTTGTGATCTTCCTCGAAACAGCCGAGTTCAGGGCAAAGAGCAGGAAAGACCTTACGATGGGATTTTGGAGGGAGAACGTAGATAAAATTCTGGTATCGAACGATCAGCCCCTTTTACCCAATGCCGGTACGGTTGGCAAAGAGCAAAAAGACGCATTCGCCTACCAGGTTTATGAAGAGTTCAACGCCCGCAGAAAACGTAAGGCCGCAATCGAAGCCGATCGGGAGGATATGGAACAGTTAAAGGAGCTGGAATCCGAAATCAAACACCGAAAATAAGACCTGCCCGCATTGCGGGAAGTCGATAACCATCAAGGCAGAATAACCTCAACGATACCTACCCATGGAACTACAACCTATCCAAAGCAAGATTTACGAAATACGGGGCCAGCGGGTGATGCTGGACCGTGATTTGGCGGAATTGTACCAAGTAACAACAAGCGCTCTCAATCAAGCGGTAAAGCGTAATATCGAACGCTTTCCGCCCGATTTCATGTTTCAACTGACAGATGCCGAAACTGAAAATTGGAAATCACAAATTGTGATAACCAATTCCATCACGATGGGTTTACGCCGCAACCCCTATGCGTTTACCGAGCAAGGCGTTTCTATGTTATCGGCTGTTTTGAAAAGCTCCGTTGCCATACAAGTAAGTATCGCTATTATGCGTGCTTTCGTAGCGATGCGGAACTACATCACGACCACGACGACAGTAACGGCCGAGTTGGCCGAAATTCGGGCGAAACTGGCGTTACTGGAGCGGGTGGACGCCGACAATGCCGAGGCGGTCAGCGATCTGTCGGAAGATATGCGCAAGGAGCTTGATAATATCTACAACGCTATTGCGGCGTTGTCGGTCAAGATACCGCAGGCACGCAAACCCGCCCGCAAAATTGGATTCCAACAAGCGGAGCAAAAGGCGGAAGAGTAGCAACGTACCCGACGAACACAATCACCTGCCCGAAGTGCGGGACGGTGCTGGAGGTAAAAGAAAAGGAATAAATAAAACTACATTCCTATGACACAAAAGCAGGCCATACAGTTGTTCGAGGACCGCAAGGTGCGCACCGTTTGGGACGAGCGGACGGAGACGTGGTATTTTTCCGTTCTCGACGTGATCTCCGCTCTGACGGACACCGTGAATCCGACCGATTATTTCAAGAAGATGCGCAAGCGGGATGAAGCGCTCGCCTCGTTCGTGGGGACAAATTGTCCCCAGATAGCCATGAGGTCAGAAACGGGAGTGATGCGCAAGACGCTGGCCGGAGATGTGAAAACCGTCCTGCGGATTATCCAGTCGATTCCGTCACAGAAAGCCGAGCCTTTCAAGCAATGGATGGCGCAGGTGGCAAGCGACCGCCTCGACCAAATGCAAGACCCTGAGTTATCTATTGAGCAGGCCGTAGCCGATTATAAACGCCTTGGATATTCGGATACATGGATTAACCAACGCTTGAAAAGTATCGAAGTCCGTAAACTTCTCACTGACGAGTGGAAACGCGGGGGCGTTGATGGAACGCAATATGCCACCCTTACGGACATTATCACGAAGGAGTGGGCCGGACGTACCACGAAAGCCTACAAACGTTACAAGGGGTTGAAAAAGGAGAACCTGCGGGATAATATGACCAATGTCGAACTGCTGTTGAACTCATTGGCCGAGGCCTCTGCTACCGAACTTTCCCGAAACGAAAATCCAATAGGTTTCAAGGCCAACGCCAACGTCGCCAAACGGGGCGGTACAGTAGCTAAAGTTGCCCGACAACAACTCGAAAGCCAACTCGGACACTCTGTCGTATCACCCCTCAACGCTCGGCAATACCTCGGAACGTTGCCCGACAATCCGCCACCCGAAACAGCGCACCTTACTTCAGCGGTAAAATCGACGAAACCGATTACATGCGACACCTCAAACGAGGAGGAATAAATAGTTCTCAACTTAAAAACACAAATGAAACTAAAGTAATAAACGCATCGAATTCGATGCGTTTTAGAATATGAAATGTAATATGGAACCGTCTCTGAATATTCGATCATTTCGAATAGGCAATTTAGTGTATAACCCCCATCTTGAGCGAATTGGGTATATTGCAGAAATTACGCGTGCAGACATGACGTTATTTCATGGTGAGATGCTAATTAAGGAAGCCGGATTTTATCATGAGATTTTAGATAAAGTAGTATTATGAGATGTTAGGCCTATACGTTTGACTCCAACGTTATTGGAAAAATGCGGCTTTGAGAAAGAATTTAGCGACTGTTACCAACGATTTGACTACTATATCATCCCCCGTGTGATATGCTTATCTCCTAAAAAAGAAGGGTTCTGTTGGCAGGTGGAAGACGAAATCGACGATTGCAATGTGGATGTGCCCATAAAGTATCTGCACCAGCTCCAGAATATATATTTTACATTGACCGGAACGGAGCTGAATGTAGAAAAGATATATGATGCGAGAATGTAAAAAGCCGAGGGAACTCGGCTTTCTGTTTATCATTTCAAACCGACCGAATCAAAAATAGGGTACGGTTCGATATGTCATTTTCTCGGTTCATGATTGAGGCGGGATTGTGAGTTGATTATCTTTTTTAGTCGGTCTCGACCGCAATACCTCCAATATCACTCGGTCACCGTCGAGAACCAGCATCCCGTGCCGACGGGGATCACCACCTTTTGTGCGGTGCTCGGCCTCGCATTCGGTGCGGATCCGGACACAACGGAAACCTGCGGCCTCGAAAGCCGATCCGATTAACGATAGGTCGCTGCGTTTGGGGACGCAGTACATGGGGTTAATTGCCGCTTCGATGCGGCCCATGCGTTCGATGCGCTTTTTCATTTTGATTTAGCAATAAAAAACTGCGTTACGAGTTGCTCGGCTCAAAATGCAAGCCGTCGGGCGTTTCCGCTACCGAACTCGACGCAGTTAAATTTAACTGTATGTATAGATACAAAATACCCAATATGGTTGGATATGTTTGTATCGCATTTTGATTTAGCAATGCAAATATAATGATTTTGTAGGGAATAACAAAGGCGAGATTTATTCTCGCCTTTGTTTTGAAACATATATCCTATCTGATTACTTTTTTTGAAGTTTTATTTCCAGTGTTATATTATCTCCTGCTACACCCATAGACACTTCGGCAATTCCGTTTGAGATAGAATGTACTTTGTATCTGTATAATTCTTCCCCGTCTATATAAGTATATATCATATCCCCTTCAGCTTTGTATGTTCCTGAACCGTTGCCAAAATACCCGCTTCCCGAATATGTACCATTTTCATAAAATACAACAGAGAATGCAAGATTTGTGTGTGGCGGTTGGGTTATATCTATCCATTCGCCGTTACTTTGTATGGCAATTCCCTGCCATGTGCCATAAAGATTCTCAATGTCGAACTTGAACGATTCTTGCTCATCCTTTTCGCACCCCATAAAAGTAACTGCACAAATAACAGCCATCAAAAGTAAAAATTTTTTCATAACATAAATTGTATTGGTTAGATGCTGCAAAGTTACAAAATTCCCCCCCCCGCAAAATAATGAGCCTATTTTTTTGAAGTTGTGCCGAAAGTTCCGAGGTTTGTAAAAACGCTGAAGCTATGATTTGGATTTATATTTTGCTATTCGTGATTATTGCGTTGATTGTGTATTTGATCTATCTTGTTCGTTTTTGGGGCAGAACTAATATTGAATTGACAGGTGATACTTATACTGGATTAAACAATGTTCTGTGTAGAATATTGAATCAAGACAGATTAAAAAAGTAATTTACTGATTTTTTGCATTGCAATCCAAGTCCATTCAAAAATAGTGTGTCCCCAAAATTGAGAGGCGCAAATAGATATGATAGCTAATGCAATAGCCCAATGCGCTTCGCGCCTACTTATTTTTAAATTGCGAAGTTCTAAATTATCCCGTTCTTCTTGTTTGCGTTGTTCGTTATAGATGACTGCACATCCTCCCTGGTCTTTACACACTGATAAATTAGCCGCAGCTTTTAACCATATTCCACCCCCTTTTATTTCAATGACCATATGATCTTCAAGAACGCGCAGTATTCGCATCCGTTGTTCTTCATTTGGGATTAATGTTTTGACGGCATCCATATTAAAATAGGCCGGATTTCTTGATAATTCATTTAGAAAAACGTCGGCAATGTTAATGTCTCCTTTTTGTAGTTTGGCTATCATAAGGTTCATTGAATAGTAATTCAATCTGAAATTTGCATCGGCTCCTATTTTTTAACTCTTCTTTGAATGCTTATTATCAGGTGTCTGAATTACAATATATTTTTGTAATTCATTGATATACATTATTTTAGCTCCAATTTTATGGGGGGGGGATTTTTGACCCCTAGATCTGTCGGAGCAGCCGGAAAGCCTGTAGAAACGCCTGAAATCGACGCAAACAGCCTATCGTAACGAACATTAAGGTCTTCCATCAGTTTATCGGCGACCTTTATATCTTCTTTTCGCAGCTGGGTTTTCATGATGTAATAGAGTGGTTAGATTGATCTGTGTTATTGGCGGATGCGACAGTCGGTTAGTTTTTCCAAATATTTTTGTTGCAGTTCGGATATTTTATTTTGTACACATTCCACCAGATCAATAAATCCTATAAATCTATTCATTCTGTTAATCTCTTGACTTGCATCTAATAATACGTTGATTTCGTCCTCGTGCGTAAGCGAGGGAATAACGTCATTTTTTATAAATTCAACTATGGCCTGAACTGTTTGATTCTTTTCATCACTTTTAATGTTCACTGCATTTTGTAGTGCCATTACTCCTATTTTTAGCGCTTCAGCTTCATTCCGGCCTTTACCACATCGAAATATTCCAATCGCTTTTACGAGGTTAGTTTGTGCTTGAATTAAAAATGGTAAATCTCTATATAATTCTTGCATTTGTTTTAATTGTGCCTTTACCTCCATAGCATTGTATATTTGCCAGCCGATAAGTAGAGTTACAAGTAGGGAAAAAATAGCGACAAATACCCCTTGATAATCAAAAGGAGGCTTTCCATCTCGTTGAAAAACATAACATATAGATATAATACTCAATATAAGAGCTATTACTGATAAAATGACATATATTCCGCGGCGATTATAGCCACACCAATTTAGTATCTTTCGGATCTTCTTCATTTACTTCTCTATAAATTTAGCCACAATCTTTATCAACTCTCCATTCTGCCGCATCACTTCGGAATTTTGTTTGATGATGTCGGAGTTCTGGCGTATGATTTCCGAGTTCTGCCCGAGAATGGTTTTATGTTCGTTTTCGCGGCTTTCAAAAAGGGCGTAAAATTTTTCGAGAATTTCTTTATTTATTCCTGAATTTTGGGCTGTCGAGCTCAACATTTCACCTTCACCAGTTAAAATCCAATCAATATTTGCATCTGGTATTTTGGTTCTAATTTTCACTAAAACATCGGCTTTAGGCGAAATGGTTAATTTGTTACCCTTGAAACTTTCGTAGCTTTCACCGATCTCGTCAAAAAATTTTGACACTTCAAATCCTTGTTTTCTAACAAGTTCGAGTATTCTGCCTCTAATTGTAGTTAAATTTTTCCCCATTTTATTTGTTTTTAGTTCTTAAATGAACTATATTTGCATTGTAATTCAATTATTGTATGACAAATTTAATTACAAATAGCGAAAAATCAAGAGGTAACAATGCTGTAGCATTGCTTTTACCCTTCGAATGGTATGTTCAAAGTATCACTAACCTTGAAGAACGCAAGCGACTTTGTGATACTTGCAAGCAGGCTATCGGTATTCGAAGCGACACTCAATTATGGAACTACCGCGTAGGCAACGTCCGGCCTGATATGCTGAAGCGACGAGAACTTGCCAAGATCATTCGCCGTCATTCCGGCGATAGCAGCTATACCGCCGACAACCTCTTTCCCGTGGAATTTTACAACAGATAGATAATATGAAACGTATTCAAAGATTTCACAAGACGAAATGTGCGGCAGAACGATATATCGCAACACTCGGTACTGATGCCCGGTTTTATCATGCGTATAAATGTACGAGCGGCAGTTATTGGGTCGGGACGGAATTAGAATGGTTGAATCGGTACTAATACATCATATGCAAACGATCCGCAATATAGAGTTTTTCAACGATCCCGAGGGAGGGGTAATGGTACGCGATACCGAAGGCGTCCATACTTACCAGCCCGAAGACAAGATGCTGACAGGGGCATTGTTTACCCGCATCGAGACCGAATATCCGAAAGCATTCAAGGCTCTCGCCGAGATTTACCGCAAGAGCCGTGCAAACGTGAACTACTACCGGTTCCTGATCTGCCACCGTTTTATTCGCTGCAATTTCGGACGGTTGGACAACAGGCAGGACATCGACGGGATGGGGCGCTTCACCTTTGAGGATGTGAGTTGTCCGATCAAAGGCGAATGCAAGTATGCCGGCATTATATGCAGCCCCGAGTTCGATACCCGATTGACCGAGCGGCAGAAGGAAGTGATGAAACTCTATATGGAGGGGATGGGCGATGAAGAGATCGCGGATATGCTTTACATATCGCCCGAGACGGTGCGCACAACGAAGCGCGACGCCTTCCGTAAGGCCGAGGTACATTCGTTGAAGGAGGACAAATAACGACAAAGAGTGCGTGGTAGAATGGTATTACGAATCGATTAGTGGTAAAGACCAAGTGTACTCACGATGCGCTTAATGGACAGTACACCCTGAAGAGCGCAGATGTTCAAACAGAAGCTAACCGATTGAAAGGCATTCCAGACGTGGAATGTTTGCCAGTTCGAATCTGGCCGCACTCCCTAATCAATATAAAGTATTATGAACGAGCCAATTATTATTACCACTCCCGCAGAATTGCGCTCTATTGTCGCTGACGAAGTGGCGGCGATTTTGCCGAAGCTCGCCGATTTCAGGCGTAAGAATGAACCGGTAGAAATCGACAATTTGTCCGTTGAAGAAGCCGTGCGGTTTATTGCGGAGCAAGGTATCCCGACCACCCGTTCGACGATTTATAATTGGGTTTTTCTAAAAAAGATCCCATTTAAGAAAATTGGACGCCGCACGGTGTTTTCCAAAAAGGAGCTTCTTGCTTGGATCGAATCCCGTACGACTTTGCCGGAGGACAGACGGGCCGTTGCAGCTGCGCGTATCGCCAAAAGTGCTAACTGCAAATAAAATGACAGATAGGCTACTACCGAACCAGTGACTAATATGTACTTCTATGCTGTACTGGTCGGCCCTGGTAGTGGATCAACCGAGCACTATCCGCGCCCAACGTTCTTTCATTCGAGTAAAGTTAAGAGTTGAGATTAGTTGAGTTTGCCATTTCCGGGCGCGGATTTTCAAAGTCCGTATCGGGTTGAATGTCCCGGTGCGGGCGCAAAGGACGGCACGGAAGCCGTAGGGGTCCTAAAGCCTGCCATAAACCCCGGCCGCAAGGCAGAAAGGCTGGAACGAATAAGCGGTTCATTGAAATACGAGAACCATCCGAAGGGATGTAAAACCCGGCGAGCGACTTGGCGCAGAAGGGCGGATATTAGGCCGATCAATACCAAAAAGCAGGCGACGATCCGGAGCAATTCGGGGAGCCGGTAGCGATATACCCTGCGATTCAGTCGTGGTCTTCGATGACGACAGGGTGCAAATTTTAATCAAAACAATTTACGTGCAATGTCAAACAAAGTATTTACCCCAGAGAACATTTCCAAATTAAAACAGAACGAGGTCTTTGTATTCGGCAGTAATAAGGCCGGTAACCACGTTGGCGGCGCAGCTCGTGTCGCGGTCGAGAAGTTCGGCGCGATCATGGGGCACGGCGAGGGCTTACAGGGCCAGTCCTACGCTATCCCTACGCTCGATGAACAGATGGACAAGGTGTCTACCGAGGAATTGACGCGATCGGTACGGAGATTCGCAGACTATACACGGTACAATACCGATAAGGTTTTCTATGTAACCAAGATCGGATGCGGCATCGCTGGATTCTCGGTCGAAGAGATTGTGGAAGTATTCAAAAGCGTCTCGTTCGGCGATAACGTGGTGCTTCCGCAAGAGTTCGGCGAAGAAAAACATATCGATGGATTTAAAGGGTTCAATGCAGATATGACCTGCCTGGGCTTCAAATTCGAGGAGGGCAAGACTTACGAAGAGGATGTTGAGTTGAAAGTTTGTAATCGAGGCTTTCATTTCTGCGAATCACCGTTCTCTGTCCTTAGCTATCGTGATATGCTGGATGATGAATGCAAGTTCATCCCTGTGCATCATGTAACAGCTTTGGGGCGATGTCATTCCGACTCGGATAAAACGGCGACGACAAAGATTCACATCGGGGCAAAACTCGATTTCAAAGGATTCATTAAAGCTGGTATAGATTTCATTTACGAGAAGTGCATCAAAGAGGGTCCGACCGACAATGTTAATTCGGGCGACGACGCACAGATCGGCTCCTCGGGCTACCTCGCAAAGATCGGCTCCTCGGGCGACGGCGCAAAGATCGGCTCCTCGGGCGACCTCGCAAAGATCGGCTCCTCGGGCTACGGCGCACAGATCGGCTCCTCGGGCGACCTCGCAAAGATCGGCTCCTCGGGCGACCTCGCAAAGATCGAAAGCGAAGGTAACAATGCTGTTGTAGCAGCCATAGGTATAGATTCAAAAATAAAGGCAAAGAAAGGTAGCTGGATTACCCTCGCTGAATATGGCGAGGATCTGAAACCAGTGTGCGTAAGGTCTGCACAGATCGATGGGAAATCGCTCAAGGAGGATGTTTTCTATCAACTGAAAGGCGGCGAGTTTGTCGAAGCAGCAGAATAACAGCAAATATCATCCACAAGTAAATCTTTACCAACATGCAGACCTTCTTTTCCGAAAGCACAGTCAAAAGTCTGTGGGGCACGCTTGCGGGCCGCCTCTGGCGTGCGTGGTACCGCCTCAAGAGCAAGGTGCGCCGGACAATCGACAAGTCCCGCCGCCGGGCACATAAACTCCAAAACCGACCCCGTGTCTATCGGGTCGAAATTCGGTAAGAGTATGGCACACGCGATAACGCTTGCCGTTGTGATCGCACCGATCGCAGCGGTGTTCGGCTGGGCGCTGTCCGGTCCCCGGCGTATGCGGATCACCCGCTATCTGTTGAATGAAATTTTCGAACAGCGATGAATACTTCCTACTACGTCACCGACACGGCTCAAATGCCGCCGTCCACTCGGAAAGAACCCTCGGAAGAGTATTACTTCTTCGAGAGCACCCGTTTCAACCGGCCGCAAACGACAATTCATCTGACCGATCAGGAGATTCGGACTTTCGCCAAACGCATCGCCGATTACATCACCCGAAGGACATTTTCGGGTCCTATGGAATCTTTCGACTTTCAGATAGAATATCACGGCGTTGCGGTGCAAGGACGCTATACGGTGGAAACCGAGCGACAGGAAGCGGTGCATTCGATGGGAATGACGGAATGGATCGACGTCCCGATACGGGAAGAAACGAGCATAGCGAGCGCCTGGTGTACGGCCACGGACGAGGAGGTTCCCCGGGTGTCGGAGAAACTGAATGAACTGTTAAAATAGCTGACATGAAAACGAGAATCGAGATTTACGAAATCGCTGATCCGAATCATATCGTATCTGACGGGGAATGGTCCCGAAAACTTTCGGCTGCCGACATACGCAACCATATCAATTATATGATGCGGCCTTTCGATCCCCGGAAATATTCCTCTCGCGTAGTATATATCAATCAAAAACAGTAAATATTATGGAACAACAAGCAACGGGATTGACGCTGTTCAACCGTCAAATTACCAGCGAACGCACCCAGAATTATCTGACGAGCGTCTTGGGAGCCAAGAAAGACAGCTTCGTAAGCAACCTCACGGCACTCGTCGCCAACAACAAGGCATTGCAGGAGTGCGAGCCTATGGGCGTGATGTTCGCCGCGATCAAGGCTACGGCCCTCGACCTTCCTCTTGATCCCAATCTGGGTTTCGCCTATGTCATCCCCTACAAGAACAACCGGGAGGGACGCACCGACGCCCAATTCCAGATCGGAGCGAAAGGATTTATCCAACTGGCCATCCGCAGCGGACAATTCAAAACGCTGAATGTTTCGGAGATCAAGGAGGGCGAGATCGTGGATGAAAACCTTATCACGGGTGAAATCACGTTCAAAAAGGCCGAGAATCGGGACGCACTCCGCACGATCGGATATGTGGGTTATTTCAAACTGACCAATGGCTTCGAGAAGATGCTTTATATGAGCTGCGAGAAGCTCGAAGCACACGCGAGCCGGTACAGCCAAACCTATGGATCGAAGAAGGACTACATCCGGGCCAGTAGTAAATGGACTACGGATTTCGATGCGATGGCGCGTAAGACCGTGCTGAAACAGTTACTGTCGAAATTCGCCCCGATGTCCGTAGAGATGCAGGACGCTGCGAAATTCGATCAGGGCGTGCTGGGCGAAAACAACTCGGTACGTTACATCGATAACGAGGAAACGGCGGCAATTCCCGAAAGCGTGGACAAAGCGACGCTTACGAGCCGCGAAGCGATCAGTGAAGCGTTTATCGGCGGTCAGATCACCGAACAGGAGGCCGACGACCTGATGCAGAAGATCGGAATTACGAAAAACGCGGTCGAGGATGCGACGGTCGAGGCCGAAGTTAATCTGTTCGACACCAAAAGCGCGAAGCGATGACCGATTCCCGATATTTCGAACAAGGAACCCCGGAATGGTATGAAGCGCGTCTGCATCGATTCACTTCCTCCGAAGTGCATAAGCTGATTCCCGGAGCACGGGCACGGCCCGGAGAACTGACCAAGACGGCCGTCGCTTATGTATTCGACAAGATCGCCGATCGCATCACTGCCGGGGGTTGTTTGGAATACCGGGAACTCAACACCAGAGAAATAGAATGGGGACGCGAGCACGAAGAGACGGCACGGCTGGCCTATTCGACGATTATGAGCGTCGATGTCCAGACCTGCGGATTCTTCGTCTGCGAGGATTTGCCCTCTTTCGGCGGAAGTCCTGACGGGTTGGTCGGGGATGACGGTTTTATCGAGATAAAATGCCCCTACAATTCGTCCGTACACGCCCGGTATCTGGCTATGGCTACCCCGGACGATCTGCGACGCGAGAAGCCCGAATATTACGCCCAGATACAAGGTAACTACCTTGCGACGGGACGACGATGGTGCGACTTCGTAAGCTATGATCCCCGGTGCGCTAACCCGCTGCTGGCCGTCAAGATTCTCCGCATCCCACGAGATGAAGAGTACATCGACCGTATTAGGGAGGCAGTGCTGGCAGCCGTGAAATACAAACAGGAGATAACGTCCAGAATGGCGCTCCTGGCACGGCAACAGCGGGCATCCACTCCCTAAATAATCTCCAAGTATGACGACAAGAAAGACATATCCCCCGTGGTCGGAAAAGGAATTGGAAACATTGAAAGAACTCTATCCCGATAACGACAACGAATATATAGGTCGCTTGTTGAATCGCACTCCGGGGAGCGTAAAGATACGCGCCGTATGGAATGGCTACCGCAAATCCTATGAGTTTATACAACGCCGAAGAATGACGACGGATAACAAACCCCGCAAAATGGTCGGATGTATTCCGAACCCCTTGCCGGTTATTGAACGGTTATTGAAAAAACACGGTTACAAAAAATAAAAAAACAAGTATGACAATGGCTATAAAATATGTAATCAGAGATCGCAGACATAAAGAATGTGAAATATCAGTTGATAAACCTTATAATATGATCATAATCTCCCAAAATTTGAACCTTATGACGGGAGAGAACGTCTGTTTTTTTTAACGCCCGAAATGGCGAAAGAACTTATCTATGTATTGCAGAATATGCTAAAAGAAGACAATGGTCAACAACCAAAATAACGCTATGGTATGGCCAGAATCAGAACCATAAAACCCCAGTTTTGGGATGATCTGAAGATCGGCCGCTTATCGCGCGATGCCAGGCTGCTTTATATCGGACTTTGGAATTTTGCCGATGATTTGGGCGTAGTAATAGCCGACCCCGTTTGGCTGAAGTCTAAAATATTCCCTTACGACAAAATACAACTCCAACAATTCGAAGGCTGGTTGAAGATGCTCGAAGAAACCGGATTTATTAGTCTGCTTTCCGTTAAGTCGGAAAGATTCTATTATCTGCCAACCTTTTCCCGTCATCAAGTAATCAACAGACCTAATCTGGAAGATGTAAATGTACGTAAAGAATTGTTAGATAGTATTTTAGATGAAATCAGTGAACAATCAGTGAACAATCACGGAACGATCAGTGAACGATCAGTGACTATAAAAGGAGAGGATAAGGAGTATATTACTACCAGTACTTCTACTGACGTAGAAGATACTGGAGTATCTGTGAGAGATAATATTATTTCTTACCCGGTAGAAGACAATAACGCAGGTGCGCGCGAGGAAACTGACAGTCCCGAAGCCGATCTTCCTAAATGCAAATCCCGTAAGACGCTCCGCAAGGATGATGCAGGGATTGAAGAAGCTCGGATATTGACGTGGCGCGATGATTTTGAGATTTACAAAAACGAGTTACGCAAGGCCTATAAGACGCTCCTACAGGATGACGCTTGGATTTCGACGCAACAACGTTTCAACCCGAATCTCAACATTGCCCTCTCGCTCGAAAAGGCTTGCGTAAACTTCTGGGCAACGGAAGCCGGATGGCAGCATAAGCGAAAGCAGCACACAAAGACTATCAACTGGAGGCAAACGCTCACAAATTCGATCAACAGCCCGCAAAACAAAGTTTACAATGACAACGGAATTAGCAAAAAAACCGCCAACAACGGCGTTAGCGAAGATTTCAAGCGTGGAGTTCTTGAAACGCTACTCAGTGGCGGCAATACAGAGTAGCTGCCGCCGTATGCAATCGGCCGTGGCTTGTGCCGAATCCCAAATGCCGGTGTTATCTGTATTGCGAGCGACATACGGCGAAAAATGGACGGCTGCATATCTGGTACTTTGGATCGTCAATGTACAGGAGTTTTTCAATATTTCGGCAAAGATGAACGATGCGCAGGTAACGGAAACGGCCTACATGATTTTGGATGACTTCTGGGCGTTGAACCTTGCCGATGTAAACCTGGTATTTACCAATGCCAAACGAGGGCAATACGGACAACTGTACGGACGAATAGACGGATCGATCATATACGGTTGGTTTCAGACATATTTCGAGGATAGATGCAATGCCTGCGAGAACCGTACGATACGGCAAGCCGAGGCTATGGGCAGCGATCACCCGGTAACAGATGCCAAAGCTGCGGAGTTTATCAAATCGCTTATCAACAAAAAAGCGGAAAAGGTTGCAAAATAGACGGAATCATCGAATTGAATTTAATAGATTAACGAAAATGGAAGAATACACACAAGCGGATTTCGATGCCTTCGAGGTGATCGACGGAATCAAACAATGCCCCTCGGGGGATTACAGTGATATACAAATATTCGGCGAGCGGTGCTCTTTCGGTAAGGAGTGCTCTTTCGGTGAGGAGTGCTCTTTCGGCAAGTGGTGCTCTTTCGGTGAGGATTGCTCTTTCGGTGA